CCTGATGCACTCCGAGGTTTATACCTTGATGGCGTAGTTCTTGACGAATATGCAGACATGAAACCTCGTATGTGGGGTGAAATTGTGCGACCATTACTTGCTGATAGACAGGGTTGGGCTACATTCATTGGTACACCTAAGGGCCATAATGCCTTCTATGACATCTATAACGAAGCCCAAAAGAACCCTAATTGGTATGTCAAGACACTAAGAGCCGACCAATCAGGGCTATTGCCTGAGTCAGAGCTACTAGATGCTCAGAAGTCTATGTCTGATAACCAGTACGAACAAGAGTTTCTATGTAGCTTTGAAGCTGCCATCCTTGGTGCTTATTATGGCCAAGAGATGCGTAGAATCACAGACTTAGAGCGTATTACCACGATTGACTATGACCCTATGTTCCCTTGCCATACAGCTTGGGATTTGGGTTTCAATGACAGCACAAGTATTTGGTGGTATCAGGTGGTTTACGGTGAGATACGGGTACTAGACCATCACTCATCTAGCGGTCAACCAATATCGTATTACACAGGTTTACTAGCTCAAAAAGAAGATGAGTTTGGATACAATTATGGCTATCATTATCTCCCTCACGATGCTAGAGCTAAAACATTGGCAAGTGGTGGTAAGAGCATAATTGAGCAAATTTCTGCAAAAATTGACATAAAACATCTAAAAATTGTCCCAAATCTGTCAATTCAGGATGGTATTCAAGCAACACGACTTGCATTAACTCGCACTTGGTTTGATAATAGATGCGAAGAAGGCATTGAATGTTTACGACAATATCAGCGAGAGTGGGATGATGATAAGAAAGTATTTAGAGATCGCCCAAAACATGACTGGACGTCCCACTCCAGTGATGCCTTTAGGTATCTCAGTTTAGTGTGGAAAGATGAAGATAGCCCTATCCTTAAAGATTCAAGAATTACAGGACTTCATGTCGGGCAAACGGATGTAACCTTGAACGAGATGTGGAAAGAAACCCCTAAAATAGTTAATCGTAGGATATAAACATGGAACATACATACCAAGATTGGTACAACTGCATAGCCCAGTACGAGCGTACTTATAAAGAATGGGAAGGCAGAGCCGATAAGATTGTCAAGCGTTACCGTGACGAATCTCGCAGTCGCAACAATCCTACTGCTAAGTTCAATATCCTATGGAGCAATGTTCAAACTATAACTCCTGCTGTATTCGCTAGACTTCCAAGACCTGATGTAAGCCGTAGATTCCGTGACAATGACCCTGTAGGGCGTGTCGCTTCTATGATGCTTGAAAGAGCATTGGAATATGAGATTGAACATTATGGTGACTACGCTAGTGCCATGAAACAAACCGTACAAGACCGTCTATTGGGTGGTCGTGGTACAGCTTGGGTTCGTTATGAGCCACATATTACTGGTCAACAAGCTGGCATGGGCGAAGGTGCTCCTGAAGATGGTTTTCAAGTAACTGAAGATACAGACGAAGCAGAAACCGAAGGCGGTATTTACCGTGAAGATCAGGAACGCATAGAGTACGAATGTGCTCCTGTTGACTATGTTTACTGGCGTGACTTTGGTTTAACCGTTGCCCGTACATGGGAAGAAGTCACCGCAGTATGGCGTAAAGTCTATATGGAAAGAGCAGCCTTAGTTGAACGCTTTGGCGAAGAACTTGGCGGCAAGATTCCACTAGACACTAAGCCTGACACATCTAAATCATTCAATGAAAAGATGGGCGAAGGTTCAAGAGAAGCCTTAATCTATGAGATTTGGGATAAAGCCACAGGTCAAGTTATTTGGCTATCTAAGTCAATGGGTAAGATTCTTGACACCCGTGATGACCCATTACAGTTAGAAAACTTTTGGCCATGTCCAAAGCCAATGTTCTCAACACTAACAACAGACAGCTTAATTCCTGTACCTGACTTTGTTCTTTATCAAGACCAAGCTAGACAGTTAGACACACTTGCAGACCGTATTGATGGATTCATTCAAGCCCTTAAAGTACGGGGTGTATACGATGCAGCAGAGCCATCATTGGCCCGTTTATTCTCTGAAGGTGAGAACAACACACTCATTCCAGTTAAGAATTGGCAAGGTTTTGCCGAGAAACAAGGCATGGCAGGAGCTATTAACCTTGTAGATATTGCCCCAATTGCCCAAGCTTTGAATATGTCTTATCAGGCTATGGATCAAGTTAAAGGTCAAATCTACGAGATTATGGGCATTGCTGACATTCAGCGTGGCCAAACAGACCCTAACGAAACACTTGGTGCTCAGATTATCAAGTCTAACAACGCATCAGGTCGTTTAAAGACTATGCAACACGATGTAGTGAACTTTGCTACAGCCTTGCTACAAATCAAAGCACAGATTATCTGCCAGCACTTTACCGATGACACTATCGTTAAGATATCAGGTGCAATGCAATTAAGTCCGCAAGATCAACAACTTATCCCTCAAGCGTTAGCATTATTAAAGGATGAGCCAGCTAAGAACTTCCGTATTGAAGTGACTACGGATTCAATGATTTATCAGGATGAGCAACAAGAGAAGCAAGACCGTGTTGAATTCTTGACAGCAGTCAGCCAGTTTATGCAGACAGCATTGCCAGTAGCTCAAGGCGTACCTGAACTTACTCCGCTATTAATGGAGATGTTGAAGTTTGGCGTTACAGCATTTAAGGCTGGTAAAGGTCTTGAAGGTCTTATTGATGAAACTGCGGATCAGTTTAGAGCACAAGCTGAAGCAGCTAAAGGCCAACCTAAACCACCGACACCTGAAATGCAGAAGTTACAGATGCAAGCTCAGATGGAACAGGCTAAGATGCAAGCCCAATCACAGGCTAAACAAGCTGAGATGGAAGCACAAATGCAACTTGAGCAACAAAAGATGCAGATGCAAGTTGAGATGGAGCGAGCCAAGCAAGAGTATCAATCTCAAGAAACTCAGGTTCGTATGCAACTTGAAGAACAGAGAAATGCTCAAGAGCGTGAAATGGAAATGAAGTTAGCTCAAATGAAGATGAACACAGAGCGTAACACTCAGCTATTGCTTGCTTATGTAAACAACGGTGCAAAGGTTGAAGTAGCTCAAATCTCTGCTGGCATCAATGGCGGTGAAGGATTACCACAAGCCTATGATTTAGATGAAGATATGGCCAAAGCTATGGAACATCCATTACAACCTATTGCTTCTGCCATACAGCAAGGTAATGAGCAAATGACTATGGCTTTATCAGAACTCATTAATAATTTAAATGAGAACCAAAACAGACCAAAGCAAGTGATTAGAGGTCAAGACGGTAAGATTATTGGGGTTCAATAATGGCTATAACAGTCAAGCACACTAAGGTTTCAACCATACCTGATGGTGATGATTCGTCATTAATCAGACCATCAGATTGGAATGATGATCATGTACTAACAGGTACTATCCCTGTAACTAATGGCGGTACGGGTGCTTCTACTCTTACAGGTTATGTAAAGGGTAATGGCACGGCAGCAATGACAGCTAGTGCAACTGTACCTAGTACGGATGTAACAGGCTTGGGAACGATGTCTACCCAAAACGCCAATGCTGTAGCGATTACTGGTGGAACAATGTCAGGCGTGACGGTATCAGGTTACATACCTACAACTGAAAAAGCCCAGCCGTTAGGTGTTGCAACATTGGATGCTGGCGGTAAAGTACCAACATCTCAAATCCCGATGCAAGGTGATCTTAATTACCAAGGCACATGGAACGCATCAACTAACACTCCTACCTTGACATCTAGCGTAGGAACTAAGGGTTATTACTATGTTGTTGATGTAGCTGGTACAACCAACTTAAACGGTATTACCGATTGGCAAGTAGGCGATTGGGCTATATTTAACGGTTCTATATGGCAAAAGGTTGACAACACCGATGCCGTAACTAGCGTAAACGGTCAAACAGGTACAGTAGTATTAACCACTACAAACATCAATGAAGGCACTAACCTTTATTACACCGATGCAAGAGCAAGGGCATCAGTAAGTGCTGGCACGGCTATTAGTTACGATTCAGCAACAGGAGTAATCACTAATTCTGCACCCGACCAAACAGTCGCTTTGACAGACGGAACGGCCATTGATGTTACTGGCACATATCCTAATTTCACTATTAATAACACCGCACCTGATCAAACCGTTGTTTTAACGGCTGGCACAGGAATAAGCACTAGCGGAACTTACCCTAACTTTACAATTACTAACACTAGCCCATCTTTGGGTGGTGATGTGGTTGGGCCATCTTCTGCAACCGATAACGCAATAGCTCGTTTTGATACGACCACAGGCAAGTTAATACAGAATAGCTTAGTAATTATTGGCGATACTGGCAGCGTAACAGGGGTAAATGCCCTGACTGCTGAAAGCCTGACTGTAAACAATAACGCTACTTTTGGCACTAGCAACAGCGACACAATTAATTTTGTCGGGCGTGTAAATTCTGATTTTGACCCTGCAACTGATAACACTTACGATTTGGGCCGTGTTGGACATGAATGGCGAGATTTGTATATTGATGGAACAGCCAACATTGACAGCTTGATTGCTGACACGGCTGACATTAACGCTGGAACTATTGACAACACAACCATCGGTGCAACAACTCCTCAAAATGGTAGTTTTGTTAATTTAAGCGTAACTGGAACAACTAGCTTTGATGGTTCGCAAGGCACAAGCGGTCAAGTTCTTACATCTGCTGGTACAGGTAATACTCCTACTTGGACAACTCCTACGGTTGGTACGGTTACATCAATTACGGCAGGAACAGGTTTAACAGGCGGCACAATCACGACTTCAGGAACGATTGCCATTGATTCTACAGTCGTAACAACAGCAGGCAGTTATGCAAATCCTTCTTGGATAACTAGCTTAGATGGTAGTAAAATAACAGGAAATCTTGATGGCGGTTCATTCTAAAGGAAACAAGTATGCCAACGACAATTAAGTTAAAAAACAGCGTAACAACAACCAATGTACCAAGTTCTTTGGCTCAAGGTGAAGTTGCAATCAATGTGACCGATAAAAAGGTATGGGTAGGTAATGCTGCCACAACTCCTGTTCAGCTACTAGGTACGGGTGCTGACGGTTCTTTATCCACTCTGACTGTTGGGGCGGGCACGGTTTCTTTACCTTCCATCACTACTACAGGCGATACTAATACAGGTATATTCTTCCCAGCAGCAGATACTATTGCTTTTTCTGAAGGTGGTGCTGAGGCTATGAGAATTGATAGCTCAGGTAATTTAGGTATTGGCACAAATAGCCCAAGTTCGTATGCAAAATTAGCTGTAAGAGGTTATGTTACTACTGGAAGTTATAACTATTCTGGTTTGTTTTCAGATGCAGTAAATTCTTCACTTTATATTGGTCATAATGCTGCTACTGCAACCTTATTGTCTGATGCTGCTATTGCTTTTGCAACTGGTTCACCAGCTTCACTAACAGAACGCATGAGAATAGATAGCTCTGGTAATGTAGGTATTGGTACAAGTAGTCCTACAACAAGATTAAGCGTTGTATCTGCAACAAATGCTGGTATTTCTGTTAATGATGGAACTGTAAATACTATTATTTACAATTCAACTGGTGGTGTTGCTTCTATTGGAACAACTACAAATCACCCAGTAGACTTTTATGCTAATAACTCATCACGCATGAGATTAGATACCTCTGGCAATTTAGGTATTGGTACTAGTAGTCCTAGTGCAAAGTTAAGCATTGCTGGAAGTACGGCATCAGATTACACAACAGGTATGACTTTTAGTAAATCAGGTGGTAATACTTATGCTATTGCTCCTGATGCTAACGATTTATTTGTTCGCTCTGTTACTGGTGGTACAGAAGTTTGTAGATTTACTTATGGTGGTAACTTGCTAGTGGGTACTACTACAAATACGGCATCTGCAAGGCTTAATGTTATCCCTAGTGGAACTTTAGGAATAAATACAAAAGTAGTAACTAACGGAGATTTGGGTTGTAATTTTCAAAATGCAAGTGCCAATCAAGTAGGGTATATACAAGTAAATGCAAGCTCAACAACTTATTCAACTGCTTCTGACTATCGTTTAAAAGAAAACATTGCACCAATGACAGGTGCTTTGGCTAAGGTGGCTCAGTTAAAGCCAGTAACTTATACTTGGAAATCAACGGGTGAGGCGGATGAAGGTTTTATTGCTCACGAATTACAAGAAGTATGCCCAAGTGCTGTTAGTGGTGAAAAAGATGCTGTAGATAGTGAAGGAAATATTAAAGCTCAAGGCATCGACACCAGTTTCCTTGTGGCTACTCTCACAGCAGCCATCCAAGAGATGAAACAAATTATTGATGCTCAAGCAGAGCGAATCACAGCATTGGAGAACAAATAATGTGGAAACACTATTGTTTAGTAGAAAAAGCATGGATAAGTGTTGGTAACAACCAACCTTGTAATTGGTGTGACATTAAATAAGGATAAATCATGGAACTAAAAGTAAATCAACTAGACCGAAACACAGATGGTGACATCGTAACTACTGTTCATTGGACAGCTACTAAACAAGATGGTGAGTTCACAGCATCATCTTATGGCTCAGTCGGTGTAGAAGTAGGCGATACAGTAATCCCATTTACAAGCCTAACAGAAGAAACAGTTAAGAATTGGTTAGCTGAAAAGTTAGACCTAGTAGCTATGGAAGTCAGCCTTGATGCTCAATTAGCAGAACTAAAAGCACCTAAAGTCGCAACTGGTTTACCTTGGGCAGTTAAAGAAGTTATCCAGTAATGTTTCAAACGGCTTTCCAAGCTAATGCGTTTCAAGTAAACGCTTTTCAGATTTACATCCCACCTACCCCTACACTTGGGGGTGGGGATGATGCTTCTTGGACTTATGAAGAACTGCGTAGAATTAAAAAGCTTCAGCAAAAAATAGCTGAACGCCAACGCCTATTAGAAAAAGCAACCAAAGATGCTAACGCATCACGCAAGCAAGCATTTAAAGATAAGATTGATCCTGTTGCAAAAGTTAAGCAATCTAAAGTACAATCCAAACAAGAGGTTAAAGCTGATATACCGTTAGCTGAAACAGAAGAATTACAACGGTCTATAAGCTACCTTGAAAGACAACGGGATAACATCCTTGCGGCAGTAGCTTACAGAAACGAAGTGGCTCGTATT